GCCAAACCAGACACAACAACAGAAGTTGCTGATGCGGCGCCGCCAGACACATAAGTGCAAGAGGTGCTGATCTGAGTGTCAGGGACCAAGTTCAATACACGGAAACCACCACCAGAAGTAGTAGCGGAAGCAGCCACAACTGCGCCTGCACTGTTACCAGTAGAAGCAGAACCAGTCAAAGTGTTACCAGCCATGTTTACACCAACCAAAATGGAAGATGCAGAACCGATGGTTGTAGCAGAAGCGCCAGTAGTAACCGCGACCCGCATAACTTGGTCAGGATCATCACCAACGATGGCAGTAATGTCACCAGCAGTTACGTTAGCTGGGTAGTACTGTGAGTATTGACGTTGCTTAGTCGTGGGGTTTGTGTAATAGCAGCCCAAGAACACGCCAACAGTAGTGTTGGTAGTGCTAACAGGGTAGGTTGCGATTACAACATAACCGGCAGACAAAGTAACCAGATCGCCGTAATACAAAGCGGTGCCATAGTTGTACTGGATGGGAAGATTTCTCGTAGATCCAGCAAAAACTTGACCACCGATCAGGTTTACGGGCTTGTAGCCGTAAGGCGCTGAGACAGTTGGATAAGCCATTTAAGACTCCTATATTAAATTAAAAACCTTTGCCAAAACTTGACGAAGATTTGCTCTCTTTAAAGAGCGGCATCCGCGCATCGCTTTGACGCATGAGATTATTGTCTACAGCTTCCGTTTGAGCCTGTGTCTGTTTAGCGAAGTGAGTGGTACGCTGTTCGACAAACTCAATAGGAGTCTTGCAAAGCAATAACCCGCCAATCTCAATGCTGTCCTTAAAACGGCTATTGGGATCGACTAGCAGTTTAAATTTAGGTTGCTCTTCTACACTTACCACCTCCCAACCTTCGCGCAATTTAGCGGAGAGGTTACGAGGATCAGCGTTGTTCAAAGTTGCTACCCTAATCCATCTGTACGCAAAGCCCGGGACCTTATCAGGTTCCGGTAGAAGTTCCGCCTGCTGCCACTGCTTGGGGCGCTCTTGTGAAGCTCTACTTGTAATCTCGCGTTGTAGTCTGCTATCAGCCATTTTAGGCCTCCAATTTCATAAGTTCACGAGCATATTGCTCGTTGGTTAGTCCAAGTTTCTTTGCCAAGCCCACCTGCGTCTTCGAAAGAACTACTTTTTTAGGAGCAGTACTCCTTTTAGCTGGTGCGACCACCGTGCTTGGTTTTGTACGTTGAGGTTTTTCGTCCTCTTCGTTAGTTGAAGGGCTGCCAAATTCTTCTGGGAATCTGCGCTGTACTTCTTTATCTATCGCTGCATAGTACTCATCTGTACCAATGAAGCCTCGACCATATCTAGCCTCTAAGTCCTCGTGGATACCTTCAGCATATCTGCGCATAGATCGTTTATTCTGATCAACGAACCATGGGTTTTTTGACACCCATGACGCAACTTTAGGATCCATTTGAGGTGCTTGAGTCCTCTGTGGTGTGATTTGTACATCATTTTCTTCATTTTGTACAGTGGGTCTAAAATTTTTTGCTTTATCAAGCTTAAGTTGCGCGCGGGTCATTTCCTGCTGCGCTTCCAATAACTTATCAGAATCGCCCGAATCGTAGGCTTCTTTATAGTTGCGGCTAGCTTTATCGAGCTCCATCTCAGCGCTAGACTGGTAAGTGGAAATAAGTTCTTTTTCGCCTGAATGCAGTACGCTCTTAAGCTTACGGTTCTCGTCAAGAATACGCTGGGCAACGGCTAAAGCCTCTTGTTGCTCGCGTAATGCGGCCTCTTTCTCCCTACGCTCGTCGTGCCAAGCCTTCTTATATTGCTTGAACTTAAGCTTTACGTTATGGGAGTAATCTTCAGAGTCGTCAGCCTTCTCCAAATCATCTTTAATACTGTTTGGAAGGGGTTCTACGAACCTATCTTCAGAGGGAGTATCGTCTTTTACGTCAACTTTAATCTCAACGTCGTCGTCTTCTACCGAGATATCTAATTTATCTTCGGTTTTATTTTTACTATCGTCCTCGTCTGGGAACTTGTAGTTGTCACTAAATGTAGGCATGTGCGCTCCTTATTTGCGTTTTATGCCGCGTGGGTCGTCAACAATACCTTCTACAGTATCGTCGTTGATGATGCGGAACTCTCTACCGTGGATGACTAATCGTGAGCCAGCGTAGGGCCGGACCAAAATAAAGTCGCCTTGTTTACACCAAGGTCCTGTTGGGAACTTTGTTGTATCTTTGTAACAGTCTGGGCCAAGCTCAACAACAAACAAGACCGTTGTGAGGGTCTCTTCGTTGCGCATGGTTTCGTCAGCTTTTATCAAGCCGATCTCGCTTTCCTCAAACTGTTTCTCTGCCTCTGGGATCGCGCACAGGATGCGGTAGCCAGCTGGTTTAGGCAGTTGTTTTGCTTTTTCCTCTGCTTTCTTGTACATCACAGCTGATAAATCAACCGCTTTGTTCAGGTCTAAGACCGGTGTGTCACTCATCCATATTCTCCAAGTTTTTTGTCAGGTCTGTAATGTTTCTACGTGCTGTGAGTAGACCTGTAATAACCCCACATTGCTCGCAGTACTCTGAATAGTCCTTGGCCGTTTTAGCGCCTAAAGAATCTTCAATTTGTTTGACTTTGTCGTCAATTTGGTGGATCAGAAGATCCAATGTTTTTCTAATCTGGTACATCATTCACCTTTCTTGGGTTTTTGTTGCTGTTTAGCTCTTACCTCAGCTTGCATCTGCGCAATTTCTCTCTGGTTAGACAACATCATCTGGTGCTTCTGCATGTCCATGCCCGTCGAAAAACCTGCCTGCTCGTGTGTATGATCACGCTGCTGTTTATCAGCATGCGCCTTCATAGCAATCTTGGCTCCTTCAGTTTCTTGCTGTGCGTTGATCCGCTCGCGCTCAATCTGCAACTGGGCCTGTTTGAGCATGACATCAGCCTGATCTTTAGCTGCCTTGCGTTGCTGCTCCTGGGCTTTAAGCTGAAGTTCTTGCTGCTGCAACTGAATGAGCGGATCTTCTTGCGCCTGCTTATTCTTCTGCTGTTGAGCTTCTTGCTGATGCTGTTGTACAAGCTGTTGTGCTGCTTGAGCCGCCATCTGAGACACTTGAACCTCCATCTCTGGAGACATCTCAACTTCATCCGCATCATCTTTGTATGGAGGCAGTGTTTGGCCCATCGCCTGCTCAATCTGTTTGCGCATCTCCATGCCTAAATGCTCAGCAATGTGCGCTGAACCTGCCGACATAATCTGCTGCGCCAATTGAGGATTCTGACCAATCAAACCTTGGATATGAGGATCTTGCGCCATAGCCATGTGGACCGCAATGTGTGCTTTGTGATCTTGGTACAAGAACGCTTTAACAGGCTTGTTCATCAACAAGTTCTGGTTTTCTGTAATAGGATCACGAGGCTTCATATCGTCCTCGATTGGCACAAGTTTCTGGTAGTTCTTGATGCCCAGTACTTCTAACATCTGACGATGCAAGAGTGGTAAGTCATACAACTGCGGAGCTGTCTGAGCCAACTGAAGGGCTGCCTGATACTGAACAACTTTCTGCGCCATCGTCGCAGCGTTGGGATCGCTTACTGGAATAACGTCGACCATGTCATAGTCAGACTGCTTAGCCTTGCGATCACCCTCTTCTGGCTCGTAGCTGTACTCCTCAGGAGTGTAATCACGGATGATATTTTTTAAGAGTTTAAACTCTTGCTTCATCGAGTAGTGGATGCGAGACTGAACAGCCGACATAGTCTTAAGTTGTCTCTCAAGAATAGCCAGTGTCGTGCCCACGGGAGCCTGTGCAGACATGTCCGAAGTCTGCAGCTCAACAGCGCCAGCAAACTTGCGACCTTCATCAATAATCTGGTTGAGTAACGCCGCTAAGACTTGTGAAGGCTCCTTGTAAGGCAAGGGCATAATGTTGTCACGCATGTTGCCGCTGGGCACGTCCATGTCGCGCCACTCGCCTGGGGAGATTGGGGTATCGTCACCTTTGGAGCGGAGTCCTCGAGTTTTAAAACCACCGGGTAAGTTTGCCAAAGTTCCAGCATCAACAAGCTGACGCAGAATAGAAGTACCAGATTTAGCAAAAGCACCAATAAGGTGGACAAGGCCAAAATTATAAAAACCGAACCCGGGAATGTAACCGTAGTGTACGAAGTGTGTACGCTTTTGGCAGAGGTCATCATCTGGCTCCCAGTTGCGCCTGATCGCAAGGACATTCGTAGTGCCTTTCTCAATCGTAACAATATACGGTAGCGCAATGCCCGTCTCTTCGCCATCAACTTTGTGCTCATAGCCTTTGAGGTTTAAATCAACCTGCATCTCCAGTAGTTTGAATCGGTCATCCTGCGTAGCGCGAAATCCCATCTTTTCTGCGATGCGTTTCTCTACTTCGTCCATCGTCTGGGTAGGCTCACCCAAGTCAATATCTCGGTAGAAACCCTCATGCTGCAGTCGCTTAAGATCATTCTTATTCTTGCGCATCACATGTGTAATACGTTCCGCGTCTGCAAGGCTAGACGCACCATACGGCACAACCACGTCTTCTGCCGGCGCATAGATAGACACCTGACGGTCAAGAGCAGGGTCAAAATACACTTTCTTAAACGCGTTACCAGCAAGGCCCAAGCCCCAGAGCATGCGCTCGTGTTCAGGGCGGTACTCTTTCATCACGTCAGTCAACTGATAGTTCATATCATCTTGAACCCGCTCAGCTGCGTCTTTTTTCTCAGTTGTTTCTTTGCCAATGATTTTAGTCTTGACGGGGCCCGCTGCAGGGAACGTTTCCATCATTGTCTCAGCTTGGAACTTCACAACAGCTTCAGTTAAGAGTGGGTGAAACACGCCACAAGCGCCAGGCCAAGGCTCAGTCCTATCCTCCATCTTCAAGCCAAGCAACTCAAGACCATCAACGTATGTCTGTATCCAATCTTTGCGGGCAGAAACGTCAGACTCAAATTCTGCGATCAACTCACTAGCAAGTGAGGCAAGGATATCTTCATCTATCTCTTCGGCTAAGTTCTTACTGAACTCATCGTCATCATCTGTTTTTTCAATATCAATCTCAGTGTCTCCCATGCCAATGCGTACAGCTTCTGGGTCTTCAATCTCAATCTCAATAGGCTCTGCATCTGTCCCCAACTGATCAATACCTTGAGGTGCTTGATACAAAGCTTTATCCATGTTCGTCGCCATAATGTGTCCTTAATAGTACGCCGCTTTCTTGCGGTACTGACGTAAAAAATTATCTTCCGGCTCATCTGTCGGAAGTCGTAGAAACCCACCCTGTCGGAATCTTAACAGGGCAAGTGTTGTTGAGTCCACTAAGTCATCGTTAGTGCCCGCAGGGAAGTCGTTGCACTCTTCTATTACTTCTTTAGCCCAACGCCTGTCTGGTGCATACACAATGCCAGACGCGAACAGATCCGATACTGCATTAACACGGGCTATCTTGTCTTGGCCTTTGCCCGGTGTAAATCCCTCTCCGCATGGTATGCCCATCCGGTTAAACTCTTGATATAGTGCTGATCCGTTAGACTTTTTCTCTACAAGGAACGCGTCAGGCATCCACTCCTTGTACTCTTCCAGCACCATTTTCTTAAGGTCTGGATACTCCATGCGTTTCTTGATCGCATTTAGCAAAATAATACAAAAATTCTGCTTTTCTTCGTTAAAAAACACGCCCCACGTTGTCAACGCGTTATAGTCAGCCCTGTTATTTGTTTCCTGAGCGGCATCGAGCGACATAATAGTGAACTCGCATTCGGGAGGGTCATCTTTTTCCCAAATTTTCCACCATTCGCGCTTAATTAGAGCGCCTTCCTCTGAAGTTGGCTGCTGCATGTACTGAGCATTCCAGTACCGGATATCCAGAGCAGCTTTTTTAGACAACAACTCTTCAACATCCCAGAATTCTGGCCATAAAGCCGTGCCATCATCCTTAATTGCAGGGAATTCGACCACTTCCCACGGATCTACATCTTCATTTCGTTCAGTTTGCTGAACAATCATGCCCGTCAGGTCCAATTTAGACCAACGAGTCATCACAATAATTATCGCTCCCCCAGGCATAAGACGCTGAAGAGGACCAGACTGAAACCACTCCCAAGCAGGAAGAAAAACGTCAGGTCTACCGGTCTTAGCTTCTTGTTCGGAGTGAGGATCATCAATAATGAAAAGGTCAGCGCCGCGACCAGCCAAAGCACCGCCCACACCAATAGCAAAGTATTCGCCATTGAAATTTGTTCCCCATCTTGAAGCTGATTTAGAGTCCGATTGTAGTTCTACTTGCGGAAATATGCCTTTATAAGCGTCCGATCCAACGAGGTTACGCACACGACGGCCAAAGTTAACAGCCAGATCCGCCGTGTGAGATCCCATAATAATTTTTTTCTGAGGGAACTTACCGAGAAACCACGCTGGTGCGAGATAGGATATGAGCTCAGACTTACCATGTCGTGGAGCAATATTAACAATAACACGTTTTTTCTTGCCCGCAGCAATATCTTCGAAGATTTGAATAAGTTTAAGGTGGTGGGGTCCCACTTTATATCCTGGGTAGACGTGTTGGATGAAATCAAGAAAGCTCTCCTTACCCAAAGTCTGTGTCATCTGGGCGTCGTACTGTTTTAAAAGATCAAGCGTGCGTCTTTTCTGCTTGTCAGGCATAGCTGGCAAGGCTTGTCGCAACTTAAAAATTGCTTCAGGCGTCAGTTTTTGCATCGTTCTTTACTACTTCGCGGGCTTCTACGTCAATAACCTTACCTTCTAGGCTTTGTAAGGTTTCTAATAGTTCTTTTTCTACCTCTTCGGCAGACAAAATCTTATGCGTAACTTCTGAACGTTTCTTAAATGCGTCTACACCATCTACTTCACCTAGCTTAGATAGTGCGGCAACCCTTACTTTGGGGTCTCTTGCGTTCTCTACTTCGGCAACAAGCTTATTTACCACGTACATTTTTAGATCAGACAGCTCATCTACGATAGAGACGTTCATCTGTGCAACCATTCCTGCAAGGAAGGCTAATGTTTCGTTGGGGTAGTTAGCAAATTCTGGTCTATGGGTGGGGTCAGATGCCATCTTACGAGCTAGTTCTGTAGCTTGCGCGGCGTTTTCTTTGGTTGGGGAGAGTTCTTGGCCAGTCAAGTCTGACATTAACTTGATGACATTGGCGCGCATCTGCAATTCTTCAGCAGGCGTGAGATCAGGAAACGCCTCTTTGGCGTTCTGTGGCAGAGGAATATTCTCTTCGATATTCGGCATTATCTGGTCCATGTCAGCGAAGGCTCCTTCGGCAGTTTGCGCAAATGTAACACATAAATATATCTTTGTGCAAGGGGAGGTTAGGAATCCTACCCGGGGGGTGTTTTTATATATTTTCGGATTACCCGGGGTGTGTAATTCGCAAGGGGGTGGGGGTACTTGCCAGGGTTGCCACATGTTTTGAGGAGACTGTCCTGTGTAATTCGCGGGGGAGATTTGGAAAAATGTGGGGTTATTTGTGCGTATTAGGGGGTATGGGGTATGCGGGGGGACCCATTCAGCGGCTTGGGGGGTGGGGGTGAGGGGGTGTCCCCAATGAAACTTTACTTATAGCCCCCATGTTGCTATTCTGTACTCAATGCAAAGCAATAGTGCAATGCAGAACTAAGGAGACTGTATGTATACAGTAACAGTGCAGTGGGGTGAGTTGATCAAGACTCACAAGGCTTGGACACTTAGCAGTGCTAAGCAATGGTTGTACTCATATCCTAATAAGGATGTGTTTGCAAAGGTGACCAACGTATTTGGTCAGACAGTAGCAATCCGCTACAAACGTTAACCCGAGGGGCTTCGGCCCCTCTCCTAAGGAGATCAACATGGATAAGTTCTTAATCCGTGTCATTGATGCGCTCATGTGGTTCAGCATCGGTATGACACTCATGGCACGGTTCTACTGTGCTAAGTACAACATCACCTCTGGTGCTGACTACATCGGTTGGGACACGGCGCTGATAGTGATCGGTGGTGTTATTGGTATGCGGTTGGTTGTGATGATCGACCCAACATTCAATACTGACAAATGACAGTCGGTCAGTCCAACATCTGGCGGATGCATGTCCGCCAAGCGTTGAGGGAGGCGCTCGATGAGCGCCGCCCATTCAGCCCACTAAGATACGAAGCAGAGAAGCGAAGACGCGAACTGCTACAAGTCCAACGCGCAACGTTCTGCGCTAAGGTCGATGGCTTTGAGTTCAGCAGACTCAAGCGCTAACCAAGGGAGCTTCGGCTCCCTTTTTCTTTTGCCGACGCATCGCGCCACGTTGAAAGCTTCGAGCGCGTATGTTGATACCAGTTATCTATCGTCGGGCGCGTAGAGCGTGCGCGGCGAACAAGGGCGTTAAATAGTAACCCATTCACCAGTGAAACTTTACTTAAACGCTCCACTAGAGTACTGTTATATCACTGAGACAGCAATTCCGCTACTCAGTATTTTTCAATCGTTCATTTTATGGAGATATGAACATGGCAAAATCAGCCGCAAAAGCCGTGGAATCCGCCACGCAAGTTTCTTTCACTTCATTGAAAGACTCAGCCTATCAACAAGCTGGCGCACACCAGACCTTAGAGTCAGTGGCACGCTACGCACTATCTCAGATCAAAGACTTTCCTAAGGAAGTCCCTACTGAGTCAAAAGACTCTCTCTATGAGGGTTATCGCATGAAGTTCAATGTGCTTCAACCCGCCGTCATGTATGCCGTTATCAACGGACATTATGTGCGTGCATCGATTGAGCATTGTGCCAATGACAAGATAGAGAAAATTGAAATTGGCGTGCCGTATGCGTATTCTTACTCAGCGCAAGAGTTTGGTAAGTTAGCAAATACTAACCCTGCCCTTCATGCTCTCATAAAAGAGATTAGGGAAAAGACTTCTACCTATTGCTCGAATCGATTGGGTGACTTGAAACGTGCCGCAAATAAGATCCTCAATGAGGGCAGAGAGAGAAACCGAGGCGTCAATAAAGACTTCTCTGAGTTTGTCGAAGCATGGTTTAAAGATACTGCCCCTGATAGACTGAAGTCAGCAAAAAATAGGGGTGACTCTAGTGCTGATGAAAAACGCTTCAATGAGGCAAAAGTGGCTTTCATGGTGAAATGGAAACACGCTGACGCTAAGTAAGTCTTAGCTGACCAACCCCACAGATCGCAAGGTCTGTGGGGTTTTTTTTCGCCCCACAAATATGAAACCAGTTATTTAGAGCGAGCGCGTGTGCGCGTGGGCGTTGTTCACAAGACCCTTAAATAGCGTCCCACGCACCCGTGGAATTGTACCTCGCATCATCTACCGTTCTCAGAAATGATAGGCTTGGACTCTGTTCTACGCTTTCACAGAACAATGTTCTACTTTTAAAAGCATAGTTAGAACAGGAAAAGTGAGGATTCATGCGGCTTCCCAAGGTTTTGTTCTAATGTTCTAGGAAATTTGGACATGATGGGTAGATTTGGCAAAAAGTGGTAGATCAAGACCTTCTCAGCCGACGCAACACCAAATCAGTAAAAAATCGAAAAAGGGAGGCATATACCCATTTTCAGTAGAACAGTAGAACAACTATATATTTTTTTATAAAATAATTAATAAAAACAACAACTTAGAGAACACAGACCCCTCAAAATCCGTTCTATAAGCATAGTACGAAAAGTAGAACAGAGTAGAACAGTAGAACAAAAACCCTGCGTATCTTTTTTTGCTAACTCCTTGACTCAAAGGTAAAGTTATGTTATACTATAGGTTGAGTAGGGAGGTGTTTCACCTAACTCTCTAAATAGCTTCCCACGCATCAGTGGGTTTTGTTTTCAACCGATACCGCTAACTGCGGGTCAACAAGGAGATCATTATGGGACAGGTAAAGAACTTAGCAATCGATATGGAGATTGCCAACCAACTGGAGAGCAAGATGTTCTTGCTTCTTTGCAACGGCAAACCCTTGGCGTTGTATGACCATCGGGACACTGCCGACTACGAGATGCACATCTGCATCCAAGGCGATGCCTACGAAGGGGTTGAGAACAAGTACCGCATCAAGACCATGGGTGTAGTAACCCACGCATACGAGGAGGACAAAGAATGAAAAGCTACAAACCACACTGCCGCAACTGCGATGCCGAGTATTCCACTGAGAGGTGGAAGCTTGGTTATAAACATTGCATGCCATGCGGTGAGAAACTATCACATGACGCAGTGCGCACAGTCGTGCCTATGCACAAGAGTAACTACATGATGATCACCGACATGGAAGATCTCAAGGGTATCAACAACAAGGGCGGCTTACACCGCTAACCAATGACATGGCGAAAGAAGGAGATTCAAATGGGTTATAGATCAGATGTGGCATACACGATTCGGTTCGTAGATGACCACGACACCAACAACGAGCAATCGTTTTATACATTCTTAGCGGAAGCCAAGAACAACCCCAAATGCCAGATCGCACTGGCTGAGGTGGAGATCGACGCCAAGCGTCATCGGTTCAACTTTAGTGCAAACGATGTGAAGTGGTACGACAGTTATCCCGATGTGCTGAGCCATGAGTCGTTAGTTAATCTAGCGGAAGAGTGGGTCAATCAATCAAACGAGGGGAAACTCAACTGCAAACTGGGCGTGTCGTTCTTGCGTGTTGGAGAAGACTCAACTGACATAGAGGAACGATCGCTTGGGTACTACGAATGGGAGTGGTTGCATACGAGCAGACAGATCATTACAGATTGGTAATAAAAAAACTTGAGCAAACCCCTTGACTCAAATGTCAAGTTGTGTTATACTTATAGCTAGTGGGAAGAGTTTTTTAACTAGCCCACTGTTTAAAGACCCACGTATGCGTGGGATTTGTTTTCAACCAAAGGAGAGAGTTATGGAATTACAGAAACCCGATCACCTCATCAGTCTTGCATCATCAGCAGTTCTCGTGAGCGTGGATGTCAATGTGTGGTCAGCCACCAAGCAAGACCGCATCATCAGCAATGAAGTTACTGCATCAAAGAATGCAGACAAGAGCGCAGGTCGTTACGTTAAGAATCTCTTAGCTGATCACCCAAGGCACAAGGCGATCGTCAACTATCGTCAGACTATCTACAACTGGGTCAAGCGCAGAACATACAGATGGAACAACTCGCAGGACTTACTGCCGTCTGTGGATATGCCACGATTCAAACAAGAGTATCACGAGCATCATGCGGCATTCAATGCGTTGCTTGGCGACTTTATCCTTGCCTACGATAGCATTGTCTCGGACATGGCGTTCAAGCAGGGCGATATGTTTGATCGCAACGACTACCCCGCCAAAAAACAACTGGCATCAAAGTTTGGCGTTCAACTGTTTGTGTCGGAAGTTCCCATGTCGGATTTCAGATGTGGCATAGCGTCAGACATTGCGGAAGACTTGTTTGCGACATACAGCCAACAAGCTCAGGAAATAGTGTCTCACGTGATGGTGGAACAGCAATCAAGGTTCATCGAGGTTATGAAATCCATCAGCCATTGCTGTGGTGTCGATGAGATCGGGGTTGACGACAACACTGGCGAGACTAGAACGAAGAAACGTAAGATCTACGACACGACCATACAGAAAGCCAAAGAGATGTGCGATACATTCAAAGGCTTCAATCTTAGCGGTGATCCTGAACTTGAACAGGCTCGGGCATCGCTAGAGAAAGCATTGAGTGGTGTAACGGCAGAGGACATCCGCGAGTCCGACGCTGTGCGTCACGCAGTGAAGGAGGATATTGACGACATCCTCGGTAAATTTAGTTCGTTCAAGTGTGTTTAATTATTCAATCAGTAAAGGAAAAATCATGTCTAAAGTTCAAACAGTCGAAACAGTTTCCATCAACGAACTGCGTAAGATCATTCCCCTAATAGCTTCAGAGATCACGCCTGTCATACAGTCCGAACCTGGTTGTGGCAAGACCTCCCTCTTAGCTATGATTGCCGCTGACAATGGCGACAAATGGCGTAGCCCTGCCGATGGCACAAGCATCGCAGGTGACAAGTATGACTACATCTACATCGACTGCCCTGTCAAGGATATGTCGGACATCGGCATGACTATTCCCAATCATGCGACTCAGTCCCTTGAATACTATGTCTCAAGCCTTTTCAATCTAACCGACTCCAAGCCTAAGGTTATCTTGGCTGACGAGTTTATGAAGTCGCCCAAGCTATTGCAAGTAATCTTCACTAGGTTGTTTCTTGAGCGAATGGTAGGTGACAAGCCACTGCCCCGTGGGTCTCTAGTTTTTGCAACATCGAACAATGCAGGTGATGGCGTGGGTGACTCGATGCTTGCCCATGCAGGTAATCGTGTGTGCATCATGCGTATGGCGAAACCCAATGTAAACGAGTGGTTGCAGTGGTCATCAGAGAATGGTATCTCTCGTGTCATTCGTGCGGCAGTGGCAATGTTCCCTCGTTGCTTGGCGTCGTACACCACTGGCGATCAGAACGATAACCCATACATCTTCAAACCATCTATGAGTTCCTTATCGTTCGTGTCCCCTCGTTCGTTGGCGAAGTGCGATGTGATCGTGAAGAATCGTGATGCGATCGGTGAGAACGGCACGAAGGTGGCGTTGGCGGGTACTGTCGGTGCATCCTTTGCGGCTGACATGGCGGCTTTCATCTCGCTAGAGAAATCATTGATTGATGTGAAGGACATCGTCAAAGCACCCGAGAGTATCGAGATGCCGAGAGACATCAGTGCGCAGTTAATGATTATGTTTCAGGCAGTAGATGTTCTAGAGACGCAAGACCAACTGACCAAGTTCATGGCGTTCGTTGAGCGTATTCCCTCATCCGAGGTACAAGGCGTGTTCTTCACCATGATGATGCGCAATACGAAGTCCATTCGCTTGGCACGTAACAACACCAAGATCGCTGAGTGGGCGAAGAACAACCACGAGTTGTTCTAAAACTTCATCCCACGATGCCGTGGGTAACTAACTAGGAGATGTATATGTTTACTCGATACGAGAAGTTCGAGAGAGTAGTGTTGCTGTTAGCAATGATTGTTTTGTTATTAGATTTGTTTTATTGGAGACCATGATGAGCAAGCAAGAAACCCGAATCAAGCGTGGACACATCACGCTTATGAAGCACCCACAGACTGCCCTGTACTCAGGTGTTATGTTGATGGGAACATCCTCAGTCGAGGAAGGTGTGCCTACCGCCTACACCGATGGTGTGAACAAGAAGTATGGTCGCAAGTTCTTGGAGAGTATTCTCAGCGAGAGCAAGGTGCGTGGTCTTATCCTGCATGAGAATCTTCACGTTGCCTTGAAGCAAGTCGTGTTCGGTCGTGCTATGTTTATGGAGAACCGCAAGCTCGCCAACTTAGCGGCTGACTTTGTCGTCAATGACATCATTACCTGTATTGATGGCACAGTAGCTGGTACGAGTGAACGCCTTGTCGAGTTGCCCGATGGTGCGGTATACGATGCGATGTTCCACGATTGGTCTATGCGTGAGGTATACAACTATCTCAAGAAGCACGCCAAGAAAGGTAGTGGTGGTCAGGGTGGTAAGGGTCAAGGTAATCCTCCACCATCGAGTGGGACACAACCTAACGATGACGACGAAGATATGGATGGAGATACAGTAACAGTCAATGGCAAGACCTATGACATCTCTCAGTCAGACGAGCATGACTTCATTGGCCGTGAGTTGACCGCAGAGGAAGCTAAGGAAGTCATAGACGAAATCGACAAAGCGTTGCGTGAAGGCGGGATGCTTGCAGGTCGTATGGGTGCAAAGATTCCTAGAGTCATCTCTGACTTGTTAGAACCTAAGATCGACTGGCGTGAAGTCTTACGTGAGTTTGTCTCAGCATCTATGAAAGGCAAAGATGAATACACATGGCGTCGTATGAACAAGCGGCACATGGCTAACGACATCTACTTGCCTAGCATGGACAACGAGACGATAGGCGAGATCATCGTAGCCATCGACACATCAGGCTCGATAGGCGGGGCAGAGATAACCGAGTTTGCTACCGAACTGGT